AAAAACTTAAAAAAAGTAAGCGATATTAAAATATAGTTGTATCTTTGTCGAAACAAAAACAAAAACAAAATGGAATTTACTACTTACGAGCAAGAATTTAGAGGAGCTACAAGAACTATTTACACTACGAAAGTAGGAGGAACTACCTACGAAGCCGGATCTTTAGAAAGGCTTAAGGAAATGGTAGATAATCACGTAGAAGAAAAACAAGGAACCTTTAAAAACTAAAGCGATGAATCAATTAGAAAAGCATAAAAAAGCGATTAAATTATTAAAAGCTATCGAGGAAGCGAATAATAGAGCGGAATCGAATAAAACTTGGTTAGCAACCTTAAAAGGATTAGGTGCTAAATTCCACGAAGAAAGATTAGCTATTAATCTTGCGATTAAAGAACGACTTCAAAATTATTACGATAAATCTTTTAAACTTTAAATTATGGGAGTAGTAATAAAACTAAAAACAGCTTCTACTAAGGAAATAGCGAATCGGAATAATAAAGCCTTAGTTAAAAAGATAATTTCGGATCCTTCCGAAAAGTATAAGCTACCGAAAGGAATCGTAAGTTTGATTAACTTTATAAACGAAAACCGAGAAAGTAGAGTAACGGAAACGGCTAAAGTAATTAAGCCTTTTAAAATCGATTCCTCTTGGAATTGCGATGTAACTATAGAAAGTAAAAACCAATATTATTAAAACTAAAAATTATGCAGAAAAAAGACAAGAAAAAGGATCCTTTAAAAGAAAGTATCTTCGAGGAGGCTAAAAAAGAAAAAAAAGCCGGAAAGAAAATTTTAGAGATAGCGAAAACGCAAGAAGTAGAAAAGTTAAATAACGGCTTTAAATACGTTCTTCTTGCGGATAACAAAACGAGAGTTTTAAGAAAAGCGTAATGAAAAAGGTGGTGCCAAATAAAACTCCGGAGGAAGTAGAACAAAATAAATTCTATATGAAATTTATTAGAAGCGATAAGCCGATTTCGAAAGAAGTAATCGATAGCTTTAGAAATTTAGTAGCAAGAATTAAAAGAGAAAAACGAAATTTAAGTAAATAATAAAAAAAGATATGAAGAAATTTGTAGTAACAATTAAGGAAGCGATAAAAAAGTGGAACGAAAAGAATCCGACTTTAAAGCAAAAAAACATTAATATCTTAGCGGAAGAAATAGGAGCCACGAGCCAATATGTTTCTCAACTCGGTAGAAGATACTCGGATAGGCTCGAAGCTCATTTAGAAGTAGTTTTCGATTCCGAAGATAAAGAAGTAAATAAAAAGGTTTGGGAAAGCTATAAATCTTTAAATTTAGTAACGATAGATAATGTAGAAAAAATTCGAGTTATCTTAGATTGCGAAATTGGAGATCTATTTAAAAAGGTAGAATAATGACGGAAGCCGATTTAATAAAGAAGCTCGAAGCCGTAAAAACAAATGCAGATTTAATCGAAGTATTAGAAATTAATCCTCCGGAAAGTTGGATTAAGGAACATCCTATAATAAAAACAAAATTTCTTCCTATCGATAAAGTAGAATTCTTATTAAGAACTATCTTTAAGTTTAATTACAAAATCGAAGTATTAGAGCATAAGGAAATTTTTAACGCTACGAGTGTAGCCGTTAGAGTTCATTATAGGGAGTTAGATATTCCGAATAATTGGTTATTCCACGACGGACTTGGAGCGGATGAACCGCGAAAGATGTTTATTAGCGAAGCGAAAACGGATATGTTTGAAAACTTCGCCGTTTCTTCTTCGGTTCCTTTAGCTAAAACTTTAGCGGTAAAAGATGCTTGTGATCATTTCGGAAAGCTTTTCGGATCCGATTTGAATAGAGTAAATACTATAGAAAAGAAAACTCCGGCTCCGGCCGTAAATAAATTAGCTATGATCGAAGAGCTATATAAAAAACTAAAACCTAAAATACTTCCGGATGATAGAATGCATATCGAAAGAATTATTGAGGATAAATTAGCGATCGATTACGATAAAATTTTAACCGAATTAAAAACCCTTGAAACTAAAAACAAAAAATAATGGCATTATCAATTAAAAGAATAGGAACGGCAACTTCGAGTACTATAGTTTCGATTATTTCGGAAGGTAGAAGCGCCGGAAGTATAGGAGCGCCTTTTTTTACTTACGCGGAAGAGTGTAGGTTTGAAAGAGGATTATTGCAAAACTTAGAATCGGAAATAGAAGTTTTAGCCACAGAATGGGGAAAACTTGTAGAGAGCTTTGTACATAAGCGATTACCGAAGGATTATAAATTTCATTCGGATCAAACTAAATCGCACCCGAAATATTTAGGATGGGTTGGAACTCCGGATGGATCTAAATTAAAAAACGTTTTAGATAAGTGGATCGAAGATGCTATAACCGATATTAAATGTCCTTTAACGAAAAAGGCTTTTTGCCAATTAGTTAGCGGATTATACGAACTTCTTCCGGAAGGAGGAGTTAAGAAAATCGAGAATCCGGATATGGATAAAGCCTTAAAAAACGTTTTAGATAAGTCGAAATCGGGAAAAACGTATTATTGGCAATTAGTTTCGAATTCTTGTATTTTCAATACTAAATATGCGGAGTTAATAGTATTTATGCCTTTCGTAGAAACTTTAGAGGAAATTATAAAGTATAACGATAATCTTCCGGAATCGAGTTATAAAGTAGCTTTCGCAAGAGCCGGACAATTACCTTTTTTATTAAAAGAAAGCGGTTATGAAGAGATTAATATTATTCGCTTCGAAGTAAATTTAGAAGATAAAAAGTTTCTCGAAAGAAGATATAAAATCCTCGATGAAGTTGTATGCCTTCCTTCGATAACTTACGAGAAATTTTTAGAAGATGCTAAAAAAGTATCTTTCGACGAAAAGAAAGTTATAGATTTACTTAATAAAATAAACGGAAAATAATATGCTAATTTTTTATTGGATTACGGTATATTACACTAATTTCTTAAGAGATATTTTACCTAAATTAAAAAAGGAAGAAGCGGTAAAGATAGTTTTAGCTTTTTATATATTAGTAAACGTAATATTTTGGAGCCTATTTTTTTACTTTAAAATCGGAGAAAAGATAGTAAAAGAGTTTTCGGAGATCGTAACTATAAATCCGAATTGGTAATGGAAAACTCGTTACTAAAATTTCAGATATGTAGTATAGAACAAGCTAAAAACTTAAAGGAATTAGGCTTAAGACAAAATTCGTTATTCTACTATGTTAATAATTGGCTTGGGCCAAGAAAAACGGAGATCGACGATGGAGAAATGGTAATTACTTCGGAAGAAAAATTAATTACTCGAAAGAAAGGAAGAGAGCGCGGAACCGAAGTAGAATTTGTTTCTGCTTATACCGAAACCGAATTAAGGGCCTTCTTTCCTTACGGATTAACTATTTTTATAGAATCTCTTCCGGAGCTTCCGGAAAGGCTTTTTAGCCATATTTTAGAAGAAGGAATTCCGGTAGATGAGTATAACGAAAACTTCAAAGAATTTTTTAATATAAATGATCAAGAACACGAATTATAATGGGGAAAATAATTAAAGTAGATTTAGAGAGAGATTCTATTTCGGATTTAACGATGGATGAGATTCTAAGATTAAAGGAAATAATAGCGACTTCGTTACAAATAGCGCGGAAAAATGCTAAGAAGAAAAAGCCGATACAAGGATTGCTATTCGATACGGTAGCGACGAATCCGGAAATAGAAACTACCTTCGAGAAATCTAACGCCGGAATTTGGGCCGTATTCGAAAAGGAATTATTAGAAGTCGAGCAAATGGGTGTAGATATTAAGCACTACTATCAATCCGTTTTAAATTGGAGCCTAAAGAAAAAAGGTATTAAAAGAACTTCGAGAGGTTGGATCGCTACAACGCAAGATTTTATGCGAAGCGATAAGCAAAAAAATAAGCTCGTTATGGTAGATAATCTACCGAAGGAAGCGGAGAATTCGGAAGCGATGTTGAAATACCTAAATATGTAGATTATGGAGTTAGTAAATAAAACGGATTCGCTACAATTATTCGAACTATCGGAGAATAAAGTTATTCGAGAAAGGCAATTAATGCTAAAGGTTACGGAGGTAAAAAGTAAATTAACTGCAGTAGAAGGTTTAATAACCGAAGCTACTACGAAGATGACTATTAAGGAAACTCCGGAGAAGGCTTTATTAGATCAAATTAATATATTAGTTCCGATGATCTGTAAAGATTTAGGAATCGTTAAATGGAACGATACGCCGGATAGAGGCCAATATACTAAAACGAGATTCTACCAAACTATAACTCGATATTATTCCGGATTAAGCGTTTCCTCTTTAAAATTAGCTTTTGATATGTTAGCGATCGGACAGCTCGATGAATACCTTCCGAAAGATAGATTTCAACAGCCGGAGAAAAACCACTTCGGAGAATTCTCTTTTGAATTTTATTGTAGGATCCTAAACGCCTTCGTTAAAAAGAGCGCAGATGTTTGGGGAAAAGTTAGGCTAAGTTTACCGAAACAAGAAAATGTTATATCTTTGGAGGAGCAAAACAAAAACACTAATTTTCTAATAACGGAATTATACGAGGCCTTCGATAATTATAAAGCCAATAAAGTAGATCCGGATTTTCATTTAGAAGTACATATAAACTACTTGATTTCTTTAGGATTAATCGAGAAGAAAAAATATACTTCGGAAAACGTAGAGAAGGCTTATAATAAGTTATTACTCGATACGCATATTTCAAAATTAGAAAGGAAGAAAATGATTTCCGAATACGGCTATAAAAGAAAAACGCACAAGCTCGAAATGGAGGCTCAAAGAATTCAGAATAATAAAACGATAGCTTCTTATTTCGATAAATTAATCTTAAAAAAAATAGAAATTAAAGAGATTTTAAAATTTATATAAATGGCTAAGAAAAAATATAAAAAATGTGATTTAGATAAAGATGGAATCTGCGTTAGAGCAATAAAAGATACTTGCCCTAAAGATAAATGTTTAGGTTTAGATGCGGAGGCTTTAAATAATAAATTAAGGAGTATTAACTACAAATATGAAAAGTAATGAAAAAGTATAAAATTATATATGCAGATCCGCCTTGGAGCTTTAATAACAAAAACACCGGAGGAGGTTTAAAAAGTGGAGCATCGGCGCATTACGAAACAATGAAAATCGAAGATATTAGTAAACTACCGATAAACGAAATAGCGGATGAGAATTGTGTTTTATTTATGTGGTGGGTAGCCTCGCAACCGACGGAAGCGATTAAGTTAGTAGAAAGTTGGGGATTCAAAGTTAAAACGATGACGGGATTTAATTGGGTAAAAACTACTAAACTCGGAAAGCTATTCTTCGGAATGGGATTTTGGACAAGAGCCGGAAGTGAGTGTTGTTTAATAGCTGTAAAAGGAAAGCCTAAAAGATTAAATGCCGGAGTAAGGTCCGTAATAATAGCGGAAAACCAAAAGCATTCGCAGAAGCCGGAAATATTTAGAACGGAAATAGTAAAATTAATGGGAGATTTACCGAGAGTAGAATTATTCGCAAGAAACCAAACGAAAGGTTGGGATGTATTCGGAAACGAGGTAGAAGGATCTATAAAACTTTAAAATGGTAAAACCTACGATAATATCGATAGACTGCGGAGGAAGTGGAGGAATAGCTATCTATAAAAAAGATTGGCTTACTAACTTAATTCCGATGCCTAAAGATTTATCGGATCTAAAAACCTACTTCGAGTATGTAAAGGAGAATAACGATAACGTAATCGTTTTTATAGAAAAGGTTCAAATGTTTATGAGTGATTCCGACGAAGAGAATAAAGGGAAACAATTCCGGATAGCTAATATGCTATCGAATTATAACCAAATTAAAGCATTAATAGTTTACTACGGCTTCGAGTATGTAGAAGTTTATCCGAATACTTGGCAATCGGTTTTAGGCTTCGGATCGAGAGGATTGGATTCTACTACGAGAAAGAATATTTATAAACGTTTCGCGGAGCAGAATTTTCCGATGGCGAAAGTAACTTTATCTACTTCCGACGCTTTATGCATTTTAAAATTCGCCTTAATAAAATTCGAAGAGGATTATTCTTGGATAGTCGAGAGGATAGAAAACAAAAAGAAAGCCGGATTATTTTGAAAAAGAGAGTAATGATATTAGTGCCTAAAGGATTCGATTTTACTACTTGCTCCTTAGCGGAGTTAGAAGCTAAAGGAACTCGTATAGAAGTAAGAGGAGAATTCGAGGAAGATTCGAAAACGGAACCGTTTAAAATACCGGAAGAAAAAGTTTATACTTTCGAGAATAAGAGTAAGTATATAGGAAATCCGAAGAGAAATTATAGAAGTAATCAATAACCTTAAATAAAAACAGAATGAACAAATTAAGCGAAGAGCAAAAAGCAAAAGTTTTAGGAATAGTTTCTAATTTATCCGGAGTAGATTTAGAAGAGATTAACGAAGATTCTAATATTACTACGGATCTCGGATTAGATTCGTTAGATGAAGTAGAATTAATTATGGAACTCGAAAAGGAGTTTGATTGCGAAATACCGGATCACGACGCGGAAGAAATCTTTTTAGTTAAAGATTATTATACCGCTTTAGAAAAGAATATTAATCGATAAATATAAATATTATGAGTACAAAAAAGAAAGTCGTATCGTTCGAACACTTCGATTTAACGAAGTTTAAGTTTGTCGATAAAAACGTAGAAATTAGCTATTTCGATTTAGAAGATAGGGAAACGCTACAAAATCCGAAATCGAATCATTTACCGCACCAAAAGTTAATTGATAGCCTCGATGATTTTAAGGAAATATTCGCTAAGGCTTCCGGCCACTTATCCGGATGGGAATTCGCAAGAGAATCCTTAAGAATAGATTTAGATCTTCTTCAAGAAGCGAAAAAAGGTTACGATAACGAAGTAGAAAACCATAAAGTTAGCGGAGTTTCCTTCGTAGGAGATAAGATGAAAGGAATTCAAATTTCCGGATCATTTAAAAGCCTTTTAAATTCTTATGGTTATGCTTCTCCAAAAGTATATTTCGAAGATGATAAAATTAGCTACGGAGAAGAAGCTAAGGAGTTAGCCGAAAAACTTCGAGAAAGAGTTTATGCTTATCTATTCTTAGGAGAATTAGGAGCTAAGAAAAAGAAATCGGAGGAAACGGTAGATCCAAACCAAGCAAGTATTTTAGATCCGGATCAACAAGTTAATCCAACGGAAACGCACGTTGCGGAGATAATAGATAAACCGAAGCGAAGAGGAACAGTAAAACCGAAACCGGAAAGTAAATAAATTAACCTAAAGGAACTACTTCGATAACCGGAGTAGTTCCTTTTCTATTTAAAAATATGGAAGTAAAACGATATAAAGAAAAGGTTTGTAAGTTATCCGGTAAAGTTTGGAAACAATATAATTCCTTGCAGAAATGCGTTTGTGATAAGTGCAAAGAAGCGAATCCTCCGAAAAGGATAGAATATAAACCAAAACCGAAAACAACGCTAAAAAAGGCTTATTCGATACCAAAAGAGAGTAAGAAGCGAATAGTAGAAAAATCAAAGTATTTAGTCTTAAGAAAAGAATTTTTAGCGAAGCCGGAGAATAGAATTTGCCCGATTAAAGGAACTCCTACGACCGACGTACACCATAAAAAAGGTAGAACCGGATATGCAGACGATTGGGCGCGAAGTAACGGAATAACGCTATATTTAGATATTAGATTTTGGGTTGGACTATCGAGAGAAGGACATAAATTCGTAGAGGAGAATCCGGAGTGGGCAAAGGAAAACGGATATTCTTTAAATAGGCTCGATAAATAATTTATAAAAAAACTTAAAAAAAGTAAGCGATATTAAAAATATAGTTGTATCTTTGTCGAAACAAAAACATTAAAAATATGAAAATACCTTTATACATACACCAGTTAGATTTAAGTAGTAGAGATTTTAAATTTTTATTACAAAATCATTTAGGAACTAATACGGTTAAGTATTCAGATAAGCAAGTTAGCGATATTGTTAAAAGAATAGAGCCGATAATACATATTAGAAATATATTTTGGAGAGAAGATAGTCAAGAGCCAAGTTTAAAAATACTTAGATTTTTTAGGAAATATAAAATACAAATATCCTTTATAAACGGTCACGAATTAGAGGCAGATTTAAGACTTCTTAAAATATTATCTCCTCCGTTATTAGAATACGTTAATAGTTGCGAAAAAATAGATTTATAATATGGAAGCACCTTTCTATATAGGCCAAGAGATAGTTTGTATTAAACAACACCAATCCGGCTTTCTAAAAATAAACCAAGATTATACCGTTACGGATATTTATCAATGCGATAAGTGTAAAAGACGGAGCGTTTGCGTAGGAATAGAAATCTACTGCTACGGAATAGTTTGCGGATGCGGTTTAATAGACTTAAGAGAAATTAGCGATGCGCCGTTTCCGGTTTTATTATTCGCTCCGAAAGAAAGTAAAAAATCTACTATGTCCTTCGAAGATGCTATAAAGCTCGTTACTTCTAAGAAATTAGAAAAGGTATGAAAACGGAAGAATATATAAAACTTTTTAACTTCACTATAGATTGGGTAAAGCTCCGATTCGTACCTTTTACGATGGACGATATTCGAGAAGAGTATATAATTAAGAATCCTCTTCCGGAGAATCTAAAAATATTCGGGCAGGTAATTAAGAATCTACAGAAAACCGGAGCTATTAAATTTAACGATCGTTTTATTAAATCGAGGCAGAAGGGAAAGAAGCGGTATATAATGCAATGGATTTCTAAAGAGTATTCGGAACGACAATCGAATAACCGGATCTCGGAGGAAAAGGCGAAAAGTAGAGAATTAGAGAAAACACAAACAAAAATAAAATTATAACGATGTTCGAAAATTTAGGATATTTTAAAGAGTACTACGTCGATGGAAAATTTACCGGAACCGTAAAAAGCGAAAAAGATAGAGAGGTTATTGGCTACTCCGGAAGAAGAATCGAAACGACTACCGAAGAGATTATTTTGGATAACGGAAAAAAAATTAAGAAAGGAACGGAAGTTAAAACCTTCCTTTATCCTTTAAACGGTAAATTAATAAAATAGAAATTATGGCAAGACAAAATCACGAACGGCAATTAAAATTAGAGCCTTTAAGAATTAATTCGGCTATCGAAAAGATTACCGGATTAGGATTCGAAATAACGAAAAGAACTTCTACTTCGATTCAATTCGTTTTTAAAAGGGAAACGGTAACTTATTATCCATATTCGGGTTGGGCCTCCGGAAAATCGATTATAGACGGAAGAGGATTCGACCATTTAATTAAAAATATCGATAGGAAAGATTCTATAGTTAATAATAAAGATTTCTATGAGCATAACGATAGAAACGGAAACAACGAAAGAACTAAAAAACGACTTCGACAACTCGAATGTTTAGGCTTATCTGAAGTAGGAATAGCAAGTTTTGGAATAGAAGGAGTTTTATCCGGAGTTTTTATAGAAAGAGTTTGGAGCTATAACGAAAAAAGTTGGGAAGGAACTATAGAATGGATTAAAGATTTATCTAACTAAAAATAAAAATATGAAAATAAATAAAGATATTTGTTTCTTCGACGCGGAAACAACCGGAACCAATCCGGAAACCGATAGAATCGTAGAGTTATCTCTAACGAGAATCTTTTTAGACGGAACCCGAAAAACTATTACTTGGTTAATTAATCCGGAAAGGGAAATACCAAAAGAGGCTTCGGATATTCATAAGATTACCGATGAAATGGTAAAGGATTGTAAAACCTTTAAGGAGTTAGCTCTGGAGATTTACCGAGAATTTTACGGATCCGATTTATTCGGGTTTAATAGTAACGAGTTTGATATACCGTTAATGATAGCGGAAATGAAACGCGCCGGATTAACCTTCTTAGATTGGCCTTATAGTTTAGTTGACGTGCTTAAGCTATATAGAAAACTACACCCGCAAAACCTTTCGGCTTTATTTAAAAAATATACCGGAGAAGATTTAGAAAATGCGCATAGCGCGAATACTGACGTTTTAGCTACGGAGGTAGTTTTAAGCCATATAATGAAAGATTTCTTCGAGGATAATACTACTCCGGAAGAGCTTGATTCCTTTATTCAAGGAGATAGAAAGCGTTTAGATATAGCAGGAAAGCTATATATGGATTCGGAAGGAGTAGTAAGATGGGCCTTCGGAAAGCATATCGATAAGGCTTGGGATTACGATTTAGGATTTACGCAATGGGTTTTAACGAAAGATTTTCCGGAAGATACTAAGAGGAAACTCCGTGATTTATTAGCTAATGTTAATTGATAGTATAATAATTAAAGTAGAAGAAACTTTAGAAATTAACGTTTCTTCTACTTGCCGGAAACCTAATTTTATAGATGCTCGGATGATCGTTTATAAAATAGCAAAAGATGCTAAGATTTCTCATTGGGATATTTCGGTAGCTTTAGGATTAAATCACGCAAGTATAACGAACTATAGTAAAAAATTCGATTCCTATTCGAGAAGCGTGGATTTTAGACTTAAATACGCTAAATGCTTATTGGCTTTAGAAGAATTTAGCGAAGAAAATTTATCGGAGAAGCAAAGATTAGAAATCCAAATTAATAGATCGAAGCGAAGGATAGCGGAGATTTTAGAAAAATTTATGGTTTTAAGATAAAAAAACTTAAAAAAAGTAAGCGATATTAAAATATAGTTGTATCTTTGTCGAAACAAAA